CAGGCCGGGTGGGTCCTGTCGGCGCCGATGGGGCAGGCCGGGGTGTACGCCGCGCGGGCGGTCATGTTCGCGGTGTGGCAGGCGTCGAAGCTGCAGAAACCGGCGCCCGCGATCCATTCGAGGGCCCGGCGCGCCGTATAGCCCGAAAGGACTACCTGCACGTATGCTACGGCTGTGGCGTGGCCCCGTTTCTCGACTCGTGTGCGGGATACGGCAGTGGCGTCCGACATCGCCCTCCGTGTGGCGGACGCCACTGCCGACACCATCCATGTCCGCGAGCTATCACAGTTCACCGTCGACTCCGCACTCCTCGCCCTGGGCGGCGCCAAGTCGAAGAAGGAACAGGCGCTCAGAGTCCCCGCGTTCTCGCGCGCCTACCGCCTGTTCACCCACACGATCTCGTGTTTCCCGCTGCGGGAGTACGCCGACGGTGAAGGCGTCGTTCCTCGTGGATTCCTTGAGAACCCATCCCGTCGGACGACGTACCCGGCGCTCATGGCCCGCACCATCGGCGACCTCATCTGCCACGACCGGGCCTACTGGCTGGTCACCGGTGTACCGGATTGGGACGGCTACCCCGTTGCCGCGGAATGGCTCCCATTCGAAGACGTCACCGTCACACAGACATCGGCCGGCGGCTTCCCGTCCGGTGCCGTGTGGTGGAACGGCACCCCGTACCCCATCTCAGACCCATCCACACCGCGAGCCACGCCGGGATCCGTGATCGTGTTCGACGGTGACGGCACCGGGGGATGGCTGACGACCGGCGTCACTGCGATCGCCCTCGCCGCGGCTCTCCTGTCCACCGTCGTCAACACGGCGGAGGTCCCGTCACCCGCCGTCATCCTGAAGAACACCGGCGCCGACCTCCCCGCCGAGCAGGTCGACGCGCTCCTCGAGGCATGGGAAACGGCCCGAGCTATGCGCGCCACCGCGTACCTCAACTCCACGATCGACGCCTCCGCACTGTCCGGGTACTCCCCGAACGACTTGCAGCTGGTCGAGTCACGCAACGCCGCCGCTACCGACATCGCCCGCAACTCAAACCTCGATCCCATCTGGGTCGGCGCCGGCGTACCCGGATCCTCACTGACCTACGGCAACCGCGTCGACCTCCGAAAGGACCTGGTCGACCTCGCCCTGTTCGCCCCGATGTCGTGGGTCACGTCACGCCTGTCCGCGTGGGACGTCACCCCACGCGGCCACACCGTCGGATTCGACACCGACGCATTCCTCATGGCGAACACGAAAGACCTCGCCGACATCGCCGCGACCCTCGTCCCCATTGACGTCATCACCCCACAGGAAGCAGCCACGATGCTCGACTTCGGAGGCAACCGGCCATGAGCACAGTCACCGTCGACCTCGACCTCGAGCTACAGCTCAGGGAAGAGCCTCAGGAAGGGTTCATCACCACCCTGTACGGGCGTGCCATCCCGTACGGGACGGCGGCCACGATCCCCGGCGCCGCCCTCGGTGTCCCCGGCCGCGTTCAGGAGTCCTTCGCCCGTGAGGCGTTCGACCCGTCCGACGTCATCGGGAAGCCTCTCGCGTGGCGGCACGGAGAACCCATCGGGGTCATCACAGCCGCCCACAACCAGGAGGACGGCCTCTACGTCACCGCCGGGATCCTCGACACCGCGGCCGGCCGGGACGCGGACAAGCTCCTACGGGCTGGCGCGGTCAAGGGCCTGTCGCCGGGATTCCTGCCCATCCGTTCCGCATGGAACGCAGCCAAGACCGCGGTCTCCCACGCCGCGGCTCGAATGATCGAACTGTCGATGACACACCAGCCCGCCTACGCCGGAGCAGGCGTAAGCGCATACCGAGAGGAAGAAGCAATGCCCGACACCAATACGGTCGTCGCCACCGAAGAGGTGCCGATGGCAGACCTTCAGGCCCGCGAGGCCCTCGCCGACGTGCAGGCGCAGCTCGCGGCGCTCCGTGCCAGCGTCGACGCTGGCGGTAAGGACCCGGTCCACCCGCTCGCGCAGTATCGCGACGTCAAGGAGTACCTCAAGGCCGTGATGGCCGGCGACGTCGAAGAGCGCGCCCTGAACGTGTCCGCCCTGTCCGAGCAGACCGGCATGGTCCCGCCGACGTGGATGCAGAGCGTCATGGGCGTCCTCGACCGTGGCCGCCCATGCATCAACGCACTCGGCGGACCCGGCTCCGCCGGTGACCAGGGCCTAGACATCAAGTGGCCCACGTACGACGGTGTCCTGACCGGCAAGGTCGGCACCACCGGCGGTGTCGACGGCACCGAGGTCACGTCCGCTGACATCGACATCCTCGTCGGCTCCGGCACCCTCGCGCAGTACTCGGGCGCCAACCGGCTGCCGTACCTCGTCATCGACCGCGCCGCCCCGTCCTACCTAGAGGCATACCTGCGGATCATGGCCGGTTCCTTCAACTGGGTCACCGACCTCGCGTTCCAGACCGCCATGTGGGCAAACGACACCATCGCGACCGGTGTCGACTACGACTTCTCCGCCGACACCACCGGTGCCGCGTTCAAGGAAGCCGTTTGGGCCGCAGCCATGGACGTCGAGTACGCCACCGGCCAGCCCGCCGAGGCCGTGTTCGTCGACACCACGGTGTTCCGCAAGCTCGCGGGCTGGTCGACGTTCAACGCCGCCAACTACCCGGTGTCCAACACGGGCGGCACCATCAACGGCGCCCGCATCGCGGCGGACGTCCTCGGCCTGCCGATCGTGTGTGCCCGCGGGTTCGCCGTCGACGAGTCACAGTCGGCGATCGTCACGAACCGCGCGGCCCTGGGCTGGGCTGAAGAAGGCCCCCGCATCGCGCAGGCCGACCAGCCCGGATCGACGTCGCGGGACATCGCGATCTACGGCTACGCCGTCGCGACGCCGTTCATCCCGGCCGGCATCGTCTCCGTCTACAACGCCGCGTAGACCGACCGGATAGGAGAGTAGGGACACCATGACGGCCCTCGTGTCAGGAACGGCGCTTGCAGCGGCGCTCGACCTGACCTACGCCACGGACACGGCGACCTTCGACCAGGTCGCCGACGCCACGGACGAATGGCTGGTGTCCCTACTCTCCACCACCGATGCGGACGGGGTCGCGATCGACCACTCCACCCACTCCACCTGCAAGGAAGCGGCGATCGCGATCGCGGCGGAGATCTACACGGCCCGCACAGCGGTCGGCGGGTCACCGATGTCCGCCGACTTCACCCCCGGCGCCTACCGGCTGTCCGTGTGGCCGGTGAAGCGCGTCCAAGGGATTGTCGGCCGCTGCTTCGCCATGGGCGGGTGGGTCGGATGACCGCGATCACCACCACCTACCGCTCCACCCTCGCGACCGCCCTCGCATCGGTCACGTCGAACGTGTACCCGCAGGCCCCGCCCGCGCCCGTGCCGCCCGCCCTCGTCATCACGGCGGACGACCCGTGGCAGGTACCCGCCGTCCTCGGCGGCCGCCTACGCACCGAAGTCCGGTACCGGGTGCTGTGCCTGGTGCAGGACCGCGGCGACAACCTCGCCGCCCTCGAGACACTGGTCGAGAACGCCCTCGTCGCGTTGCCGGCCGGTGTGCAGCTCGACCAGGTCACCGCCCCGACCTCGCTCGACAACGGCGCCCAGGGCTCCCTCCTGGTCTCCGAAATCCGTCTCACCGTTCACCTCAAGGAGTCCTAATGGCTGTTGTCTCCGTCGTCGGCTCGGCCTGCGACTTCAAGATCTCCTCCACGTCGTACGCGGCTCAGGTCACGTCCGGCACCGTCACCACGTCACCGAACATCGCCCGCACGAAGACCCTCACCGACACCGCCTACCCGCTGGTCGACCTCTCCCATGAGGCGGACCTCGAGTTCGTGTACGACGAGGAGACCGGCCTCGCCGGGGCCCTCAACACGGCCGCGATCGCCGGGACCGGTGTGGCCCTCACGATCAAGATCGGTGACGCCACGTTCTCGGGCACCATGTACGTGACGGCCGTGTCCCACAACTACAGCGGCGACGGCCTCGCGACGTCGTCGGCATCGTTCATCGGGACCCTGACCCTCGCCGACGCCGCGTGACACGGTGGCGGCGCGCTATGACACCGCGATTCCCGGCCTGAACCGACTCCTCCGCGACCTCAGGAAACTGCCGAAGGAGTCACAGGCCGAACTCCGTGACGCCTCCCGCGACATCGCTGACCGGCACATGGTCCCCGCGTGGCGGGAAGCGGCCATGAACGCCGGGCCGTGGGGTACGGCGATCGCGGGATCCGTCCGTGCCCGCCGTGACCGTGTCCCGACCGTCGTCATCGGGTCGAACCGGCGCACCCTCTCGGGTGGCGGGTCCCCGACGATGATGCGTTTCCCGTCCGCGTTCGGGCAGGTCCGCTCCACCATCCCGCCCGCATTCACCAGGACGGAGTGGATGTCGAAGGTGAAGCCTGCCTACATCGGCCCGGCTATGGGGGAGTGGGGGGCCGCGGTGTCCCGCGTGTGCCGTGACTTCAACACCGGCGGGGTGATCTGACATGGCATCCCGCGGCCGTGAACTCAAGGTCTTCCTAACATCCGACGTGTCCAAGTTCACGAAGGGACTCGGCACTGCCGAGTCCCGACTAAAGACGTTCGGGAAACGTCTCGGGGTCGGTGTCGCGGCGGCCGGTGCGCTGGCCGTGACTATCGGCGTTGACGCGGTCAAGGCCGCCATGGCCCAGGAGAAGGCCAACAAGCGCCTCGGGAAGACCCTCGACAACCTCGGCCTGGGCGAACAGACCGACTCGGTCCTCGACAACGTCGCCGCCATGCAGGCCCAATATGGGGTGTCCGAGGACGACCTCATCCCCGCGTTCGAGAAGCTCGTCGGCGTCACCGGCGACACAGACCAGGCGTTCGGCCTCCTGAACGCGGCCATGGATACCGCCGCCGGCACCGGGAACTCCCTCGAAACCATCTCCTCCGCCATTGCGAAGGCCATGGACGGCAACGCCGGCGCACTCAAGCGCGTCATCCCCGGCCTCGACACGACCGCAATCTCCGCCGGGGACGCCGCCACAGCCATGAAGGTCCTGAACGCACGGTTCGGGGGGCAGGCCCAGGCGAACGCCGACACTACCGCCGGGACCATGGAACGGATCGCCCTCGCCGGATCCGAAATCTCCGAGAGCCTGGGCACCGGCATCCTCGCGGGATTCACCGGCCCCGACGCCGACCAAGCCGTCGACAACCTCGGTGAGGCCGCGATCAATGCCGAGAAGCTCGGCCTGTTCCTCGGCAACCTCGGATCGAACTCGATGACGTGGGCGGGCGAATTCATCGACGGCCTCACCGCGATCGACTATTACACCGAGTCCTGGTCGATCCGCATGACCCAGAGAATCAACGGGGTCCTCGACCTCCTCAACCTGATTTCCGACGAGGAGGGCCAGCGGCGCGCAGACACCGCCGCCGGAATGCAGACCGCCCTCGACTTCCAAACCAAGTCGACGCTGAACGGCAACAACGTCACGAACACCGGCGGCGGGAACTTCGGTGATCGCACCGCGTCAGACTGGGGATCGTTCTACGGGTCGCCCCGTTCGGTGGACCCGAACCGCTACAAGACCCGCGCCGATGACGCCGACGCCCGGGCGATCGCCCGCGGAACCAAGACCCGGGGGAACCCGTGACCGACCGGTTCGCCTGGAAGATCACGATCGGCGGGGTCGACGTCTCCCAGTGGGTCCCCGCGAACGGGACGATCGACCACGGCCGCGGCTCCGTGTTCTCCGGGTTCTCCGCACCACGCGCGGTGTTCGACCTGTTCACCCAAGAGGGATGGCCCACCCACCCCGGCACCCTTCCCACGGTCGAACCGGGTGGCGCGGTCGTCATCACCGTCACCGACCTCGAGCACGCCGCCCCATACGAGCACGGCCGATTCACCGGCAAAGTCCAGGCAATCGAATGGTCCGAGTACCGACTCCGCATCATCGCCGTCGGCACGATCGCGGATTGGCAGCACTCCCTCGCGTTCGTCCCACTGATCGGGTTCCCCGTCCAGAAAGACGACGTCCGAGTCCCGGCCTGGTGCGCACAGTCAGACCCGACCCAGACGATCATCGTGGAAGGCGGGGGCGGGCGGTGGCTCCGGGCCATCGACTACGGACAGGCTCCCGAACCGCTCCTCGACGTGCTCCTCGCGATCGCGGACGACTGTGATGCCCTCCTCATGCAGGACCGGTTCGGCGACGTGCGCTACCGCACCCGGTACCGCACCCCACCGGCACGCGAAACCCTGCCGTCCGGGTGCATCGAAACTGGCAGCATCGACATGGTCCTCGAGCATGGAACCCTGCGAAATACCGTGTATGTGTACTACGGCGCGGACCCGCAGGACTACATCATCGAGACCGACACCGACTACGGCAGCATCGCCACGTACGGGGTCCGGGCCGACACCCTCACCACGCAGCTGCGGCTCGAGGCCGGTGCCCGCGGCAAGGGCAAGACCTACATCGAAGCCAATATGAACCGGTGGCAGGTCCCCGACGTGACCATGGTCATGGCCCTCACCGACGACACCGCCTACGACCTCCTCATCTCCCTCGAGGAGGGCGACCCGATCACCCTCGACGACCTCCCCGCCGGTGCACCCATCTCCACCTACGACGCCAACGTCATCGGGTTCACCGAGATCATGCACCCCACCGACTACCAGATGATCCTGCACCTGTCGCAAGGCATCGAACCCGCCAGCGAGGACGACGGCAACTGGGTCGAATACGGCTCCATCACCGGCGGCGACGATGAGGGCACCTACATCGACGACGATGGTCTGGCGTGGGCGTGGCACCGGTTCACCAGCGACGGCACCCTCACCGTCACCGACCCGGTCCTGGGGCGGCTCCTCGTCGCCGCCGGTGGCGGTGGCGGTGGACAGGCAGACTTCTTCGCCCACGCCGGCGGAGGCGGATCCGGTGCCGTATTCCACGGGTCAATGTTCGAGCTCACGGCTGGGGACCACGCTGTCGTCATCGGCCAAGGAGGATCCGGGGATTCGGGCGCTACGCGGGCCACCCAGGGCGGCACGTCCAAGTTTGGTGACGTGTGGGTGTACGGCGGCGGTGTCGGTGGGAACTCGGTCACCCTCGGCGGTGCCGCGGGGGACGGCGGCTACGGCGGTGGCGGTGGCACGAACGCCCTTGCGGGTGGCGACGGCCTGTATGGCTCCATCGACGGCGGGGTCACCACGAACAGCACTGTCATCCTCGGAGGCGACGGGGAGGACGGCGGTACCGGGGACTCATACGGAGGCGGCAACGGCGGCGGCGCAACCCTCGTCAGCGACATCACCGGCGCCGACGTCACCTATGCGGTGCCCGGCGCTGGCTCCGACCGGTACACCCAGCCCACCGCCTACGGCTCCGGCGGCAACGGCGGCCTACGCATGACCGCCGGCCGCGACCAAGGGCAGGACGGGGTCGACGGCGTCGTCATCGTCGCGTACCGCATCAGCCCAGGCGGCGGCGATGGCTCTTACGCCTATGACGAGACCTTCGCTTATGACTCTCCGATCACCTACGAATAGGAAGGACCGACCATGGCAAGTAGTTATCCGGGCGCGTTGGATGCCCTGACGAATCCGACTGCGACGGACCTCATGGACTCGGTCACGGTCCCGCACGCTACCCAGCATGCGAACGCGAATGATGCGATCGAGGCTATCCAGGCGGAACTCGGGACCGACCCGGCTGGCGCGAGCGCAACGGTCAAGGCCCGGCTCGATGCGGTCGACTCGGATTCGCGGTGGACCGACGCCCGCACCCCCACCGCCCACAAGACCAGCCACGAGGACGGCGGGTCCGATGAGCTCACGCTCGCACAGAGCCAAGTCGCGAACCTGACGACCGACCTAGCGGCGAAGTCGCCCGCGACGTGCCTGTACCTGGCTGGCAGCACCGGATCGTATGTAAGCGCGCCAGACACTGCCGGGGTGTCTGTCGTCGGCGACATCGACCTCAGATGCAAAATTGCGTTGGACGACTGGACTCCCGCCGCCACCGTTCGAGTGTTCTCAAAGTACGGCACTAACCCTCAGATCTCATGGGTCATGTCGATACTCACCACCGGTCACCTGCGACTGACGTGGATCGACTCGGGTGGGACAGCAATCACGAAGGACAGCACCGTCGCCCCCACCGTCGCAGACGGCGCGACACTGTCTATCCGTATCAGTCTGGACGTAGACAACGGTGCGTCAGGTAATGACGTCACGTTCTATATGTCCACCGATGACGGGGCAAACTGGACGCAACTGGGAAGCACCGTCACCACCGCTGGTGTCACCAGCATCCGCGATAGCACCGCCCCGGTAGAGGTGGGGTCGTGGGCTGGCGGTGCGGCTGGTCCGGCTGGGAAGTTCTTCTCCGCGCAGATTCTTTCCGGCATCGCCGGGACCATCGTCGCGGACTGGCGTGGCGATACTCCCGCCGCCCGCTACCGGGATGCCTACGGCAACGTGTTCACGGTCAACGGGACCGCTAACGGATGGATGGTCGCATGATGGGCGAATGGGTAGAAGTGTGGCGGGACTCCGAGAAGCGCATAGAGCGCCGCGACACTGGGCAGACTGGCGAGGGTGGCCCCGTATTCGAGGAGCGCACCATCTACGCACAGCCGAACAGGCAGACCCTCACCGAGCAGGCCCGGCAGGCCATGGCCGCGAACAGGACGTTCCTCGCCCTTGCCAGCCCCAGTCAGGCCCAGTCACTCGCCCAGATTCGCGCCCTTACCCGTCAGGTTCAGGCGCTCATCCGGTTCACGCTGGCCGACTTCGACGACGTCAACTGAACTCCCCGCCCCAGTAGGACAGGAGACGCTAGATGGCACCGTGGAAGCGTTCGTGCGCGGCCTGCCGGGTGATGCCGTACTCGTCGGCGATCTCCTGCCAGGTCCACCCGTCGTCCCGCATCCGGCGCACGATGTGTCGCTCGATCCGGTCAAGGTCGCGCCGGGTCGCGGCCAGCAGGTTGATGGCGTCTTGCGGGCTGGCGGCGAGTTCGGCGGACAGGGATACCGCGTTGTCGGCTACGTCCTTGGCGAGTTCCTCAAGTGTTGTCATGCGTCAAGGATGCCCTGACAGTACCCACGTTGTCAAGTCCATCCTGACAACTATCTAACGCCCCACTAAGGAGAGTGACCAATGTTCGGCATCACTGACGTACTCGCCGAGATCGTGGCGGCACCCATCACGGTCCCCGTGAAGGCCATGGAAAAGGTCGCCGAAGTGCTCGACGAAGCAATCTCGTAGCCCGCCCCAACAGGACAAGTGAAAGCAGGCATGATGACGAAAGGCGACGTGGACGGGATCACCGTCTGGGGCCGACCATTCAAGCCTGTCGCCCTGGGCCTGACCCTGACCATGCTCGTGGTCGCCCAGGCGAACCTCCGAGGATACGACCGAGGCACCGAACCACCGCTCGCCTACGTCGTCGCGTTCCTCGCCGGTGCCGCGATCGTGTGCATGGTCTACGGATGGATCGGACGATCTCAACGCGCAGCTGAGGCCGGGTTCCTCCTCGTCGTCGCCGCCTACACCACCCGCGCCGCTTTCATCCAGATGAGCAACCCGTGGGACGCCGCCGTCTGGTTCAGCCTCGCCTCCGTCATCATCGCCGGCGGCGCGTACATGCTCGAGGCCACAGACCGGGGGAGACGTGAGTGAGGGCCTACAGCAGGCCATTGCCCTGTTCATCGGAGCCATGACCACCGTGGTCCTCATGGCGGGGAACTACTACTTCGGCCCGCGCCGGCGGGACCGCGACGACGACGACAAGGAGAACTAGACATGCCGAACCTGCCAGCGAAGTGGCGGCGCTACCTGTACGCCGTCAGTGTCGCCACCGTCCCCGTCCTCGTCATCGCAGGATGGGTCTCCGACCATCTCGCCGTCGCCCTCATCGGCCTCGCCAATGCCGTGTTCACTGGTGCGCTCGCCGCCGCGAACACCCAGGTCGACTAGTGATCCCCGCCGCGCAGCTCGTGACATGGCGAGGCGGTCGTTTCACGGCGCGTATGCGCGACATGCTCGTATGGGCAGACAAGCTACTCACCGCCGCCGGTGACCCGCCCATACAGATTGCCCAGGGCGGGTGGCGTGGATCGAACGCCGCCGCGGCATCGGGGGACACGCACGCGAAAGATGGGGGAGACGCCCGAGTCCGGCACCTGACCACCGCGCAGCGGGTTCGGCTGGTCCGGGCGCTCAAGGATGCCGGGTTCGCCGCATGGTTCCGCCCAGAGATCCCCGGCCTGTGGGGCCCCCACGTGCACTTCATCCCCATCGGGGGAGTGGTGTCACCGGCCGCCTTCCGACAGGTCGCCGCGTTCCTCGCCGGCCGCGACGGACTCCGGGGCAACCGGATCGACCGCACCTACCGGCCCAACGTCCGGTGGTCCTACCCGAAGGGCAGGCCCGTACCGCGCTAGCGCCGCGAAAAACTGTAGGCGCCTCGCGTGTTCGGTTGACACCGAACCGGAAACGCCTACAGTTGTGCATACAACCACGTATGCGGTGTCAGTCTACCCGCCGATAATGTGCAGAATGGAAATTCTGCGACTCGGTAGTTAGGCGCGCCGCCCTCATAGAGAGGGCCGCTCATGGCCTCAGGACCGTACGCAAACCGGGACATCCCCGAAGACGAACTCACCCCCGCTAGGCTCAGCCGGTTCTGGCGGAAAGTCCGCATCACCGATGGATGCTGGAAGTGGACGGGGGCGACAACAGGACACAGGACACACACCTACGGGCGCACCCGGCTGGGGGGCGCCACCTACGTCGCGCACCGTGTGTCGTACTTCCTGCACACGTGGGAGCAGATACCAGCTGACGCAGTCATCGACCACACGTGTCGCGAGACGACGTGCGTTAACCCGGCGCACATGAACGTCGTCACGCAGGCGGAGAACATCCGGCGGGGGAGCCGGTGGACGGGGGCCACATCATGATGATTTCAGGCAGCGCCAAAGCAACGACACCGTTCGGGCCACTCACCGGCCGAACCGCCATCGTCATCGAAGACCAGGGCGAAGACTCCGTAGTCATCTCATTCCAGTGCGGGCACACCCCAGTGATGCTGGCCGTGGCCGGCGCCCACTACCTCGACTTCATGCGTGAGCTGATCGGGCACGCATCACAGGCGAACCGGGTGGCGTTGACCGAGGCACTTGAGGAGGCTGTGGCATGAGCGGCGTCCTGTTTGATCCTGAGCCGGGCCGCGACTACACCCCCGAGGGTGCGACCGACGGCACACCGGCGCTCCATTCACACACGGAACCGACGTGCGTGTTCTGCGACAAGCTCGCCGCAATGACGTGGGGGGAGCAGTGATGGACCTCATCCTCATTGCCGGGAACATCCTGGTCATTGTGTTCATGACGTGGTTCGCGTGGCGGGTCGGCGAGGACCGGGCCGCCCGCATGTACCAGGCGGAACTCGCCACGATCCGTGCCAAGAACCGGCGGATACAGCGGGACCTCGACGCCGCACATGACGAGGCGTCACGGCTCCGCCGACGTGCCGGTGTCACCCAGCCTGAGCAGCTGTGGGGGGCGTGATGACTGCCGACCTGTTCACCGCTCTCGCGGCCGCGAACGCCACCCTCACGAACCCGGGCAAGGACGGGAAGGGCAACTACGGCGCCTACCTGACGCTCGACGCCCTCCTCGACCACGTCCGCCCCACCCTCGCGCAGCATGGCCTGTCGATCGTGCAGGACGTCATCCTTGAGAACGACCGGGTGCAGATCGTCACGCAGCTGGTGCATTCGTCGGGGGAGTCGATCGTGTTCGGCCCGTTGTCGGGTCCGGCCGGGTCGAACTGGCAGCAGCTCGGTGGCGCGATCTCGTACGGCCGCCGCTACGCCCTGCTGGCCGCGCTGGGTGTCGCGGGGGGTGATGACGACGACGCCCAGGCACACACCGACATGAATCCCGCCCAATCAGGTTCACGGGCTGTACGGGCCACCGCGAACTCCGGCCGCGCCACCGAGAAGCAGGTCGCCTACCTGACCCGCCTCATGCGCGACCAGCACATCACCGAATACGTCCTCAACGACTTCGCGAAGGACCGGTTCGGGTGGGAACTGCCCACCGATGGGATCGCGCACCTGTCGAAGGACCACGCCGGGCTCCTCATCGACGCCCTCACCGCCCAGGGCAAGGCAGACACGGGCAAGACCACGAGGTCGAAGCCGAAGGAACCCGACCCGGACGACCCGTGGGCCACCGTCCCGTTGACCGACCCCGAGACCGGGGAGGTCGTCGCATGAACTGGGACCGCATCCAATCCCTCGAGCTCGAACTCGCGCAGCTGCGGGCCCGCCTGACCCGGGTCGACAACCTGAACCTGAACCTTCTCGTTGAGGTTGAGACTCTCACCGCGCAGCGGGACACCGCCCGACGCATCGCCATGCGACTCGAGGAGGAATGCCACGACCTCGCCCTCGAGCTGGAAACCGCCCCGCTCGACCAGGACGACGTCGTCAGGGTCGCTCTCTGGGGTGAGGCCACATGAAGATCCGCGCCGACCGACTGTTCCGATGCACCGGGTGCGGGGGGTGGCGGTACCGGCTGAACCAGCCCTGCCAGACGTGCCGCATCCTCGCCAACAGGAAACTGCTCCGCGGCACATGGGGGCAGCCATGATCGAGTACCTCCGCTACCTGTCGGGCCATTGGCAGGCGTCCTGCACTACATGTGGTGCCCAACTGGTGACCGAGACCGTGGGCGAGGCGTTCACGCGGGGCCGCGCCCACGACCAGGTGTGCGCCGGGTGAGCGCCGTCGTGGCTTGGGTGGGAGACAGTGATGAGTGACGTCCAGCGGTGGAACCGCTACAGCGATGCGCTGGACATGTTCAAGCACGCTGACGGTGATTGGGTCACCTACGCCGACCATGTGGAGGCGCTGCGGCAGGCCGTCGAAGGACGACCCGACCCCGGCATAAACGAGCGAGAAGCCTACGCACGGGCCGATGGCTACGAGCAGGGCCAGCGGGACGCGCTCGCCGCAGCAACGGAGCGAGTCGAAGTGTGGGCAGCGAGAAGAGCCTACGGCCTACAAGCATGGGACGGGCTGTTCCGAGCGATCAAGGGAGAGCCCGATGTGTGACGTGTGTGGAACATCAGCGCACGACTATGTTCCAAGTGGTGAAGGCCGAAAGCCGAACGAGATCACGGGTAAGCCGTGGTGCAAAGTCTGTGGTCGCGGTGAGCGGTCGCACGTTCACATCGCCGCGATCAAGAGCGGTGTCCCGCACGAGGATCCGTGCGACTGTGACCAGTGCCGTCAGGCGGTGCAAGGGTGAGCATTCAGGCTATGTCGCTGGTGCTCGATTTCGCCCCGGATCACTGGAACACCGGCACCCGCCTTGTCGCGCTCGCCCTGGCCGACCGGGTCGGATCCGACAACACATGCTGGCCGTCGATCGAGGACATCGCCAAGCGGACGGGCCTGTCCCACAGGCACGTCCAACGGACCCTGTCCTACCTCGAGGCCGAGGGCATCATCACCCACGAACGCCGCTGGCGACCCAACGGCTCACGCCAATCGAACCTGTGGACATGGCTGTGGACAACCGTCCCCGTGGCAGGTGATAACCGGACACCCATGTCACCCCATAACCGGACACCCACGTCACCTTGGTTGTGAGGGCATAACCGGACACCCATGTCATCCCTTGAATCATCATTACTAACCCACAAGTGAATCCATAGGCGGTCACCTTGAGCTCACAGCACCAGACCCAGGCATACAGGCGCTGGCGCGCCCAAGTACTCAAGCACTGCGAACCCGTATGCATCCGCTGCGGCTACCCCGTCGACATGACCCTCTCCGGCCGACACCCCGACGGCCCATCCGCCGACCACCTCGAACCCATCGCCCTCGGCGGAGACATCTCCCCGGGCCTAGAGGGAGCAGGGATAGCGCACCTTCGTTGTAATCAGTCACACGGTGGACGGCTAGGTGCCGCCATGGCCGCCAACACACCCCGCAAGCCACGACAACCGAATGAAGCGAAGGCCACATGCCGGCGCTGTGGCAAGCCATTCACCCCCAAGGCCAAATCATCGGGCGTCTACTGCTCATTCGAATGCGTGACCATGCCCAAGTGGGCCGTCACCTGGTCGTACGAATGCTCCGTGTGCGGCACTACCTGCACCATCGAACGCACTACCAAGTTCGACCCCGACAAGCACGAACCAGCTGCACCGTCAGCGCGCACATGTGGGTCCCCCCCATGCCAAGAGGTCTGGCCTGCCTACTCCATGCGTGACCGCTACCGCGAGGCCAACGGCAACGAACCTCAGGGATCCAAGTACCCACCGACCACGCCCAACAACTACCGATGGGAAGCGCAACACATCGCAGGCACCACGCGCACAAGCCAAAGCGCAGCGAAAGAAGAACACATGAAGGATTTTTCACACGATCCTCCCGTCCTCCCGCTCCCCCCAGTGCGGGATACCCCCGGAAACGGCCTAGGACGGGCTCAGGAGGGCCTAGAAACGGCGGAGGGTGTCCGAGTACCACGGTTGGAATCTGGACGGCACAGGGACGCTGTGGGTTCGTACGGGGGCCGTGCCATTTCGTGGCTGCGGGACGTGTACGGGATCGAGCTGCGTGGCTGGCAGGCGTATGCGATCGAGCGGATCCTCGAGCATGACGCCGCGGGGGACCTGGTGTGGCCGGTGTGGATCGTCACGGTCGGCCGCCAGTCGGGGAAGTCCTACCTCGCGCGGGCGCTGTGCATGTGGCGGCTCCATGAGGGCCGCGACATCTGGGGCGGGGAACAGACCATCCTCCACGTCGCGAACAAGCGCGAGACCGCCATGGAGGTCATGCGGCCGGCGGGGCAGTGGGCGGTCGAACGTTACGGGCCCCGGTCCGTGAAGTGGGGCAACACCCGTGCGGGCATCGAGCTGCCGTCGGGGGATCGGTGGCTGATCCATGCGGCGAACGACTCCGCCGGTGTCGGCTACTCCATCGATGCCGCCCTGGTCGATGAGGCGTGGAAGATCCCCAGGACGGTGGTCGATGACGCGATCGCCCCGACCATGGCCGAACGGGTCTCCCCGTCGCTCGGCCTCGTGAGCACGGCGGGGGACTCCACATCGGACCTGCTCCTGTCGTACCGGCAGCGGGCCCTTGACCGGCTCGACTCCGACGACCCCGGCTCCGTGCTCCTCCTCGAGTGGTCCGCGCCGATGGACGCCGACCCCGACGACGTCGAGACATGGAAGTGGGCCAGCCCTGAATGGTCAGACCGGCGTGAGAAGTTCCTGCGGGACCAGTGGGCGAACGTCGACCCCGCCTCGTGGAAGACCCAGTTCCTCAACCAGTGGGTCACGCGGGCGAACGGCTGGTTGCAGGACCGGGTGTGGCAGGCCACCGAGGACCCCGACCGGCCACTCCCGCCCAGCGGGACGTGGGTCGTCGCGCTCGAGTCCGACTTCGACGGCCTCGGGCATGCGGTGGCGATCGCCTGCCAGGACGACGACGACCGGATCGTCGTGCGGGTGTCGACGTTCCGCACCATCCGGGAGGCCGACGAGCACGTCGCGCAGCTGCGCGCCGGCCACCCGTCGCTCCTGGTCCATGCGACGCCGGCGTACATCGACCGGATGAGGCAGCGGATCGACGGGATCGTGGGGCAGCGGGAGGCCCCGGCCGCGACACAGGCCCTCCTCGACGCGTTCGACCGGCGCCTCATCGCGCACGACGGATCCATCGTGCTGCGGGAGCACATCGCCCAGTCGACCATCGCCAAGAGGCAGGCCGGGTGGGTCCTGTCGGCGCCGATGGGGCAGGCCGGGGTGTACGCCGCGCGGGCGGTCATGTTCGCGGTGTGGCAGGCGTCGAAGCTGCAGAAAC